CTCGTCGGCGCCAATCACGTTGTTCTGCGTATCGGCCGCAGTTGCGCCCTCCTCCACGATCACCACGTAGACCGGCACCTTCACCACTTTGAGGATCTGGTACACCGCATGAAACAACGTGCCCGACTCAGCGCCAGTAGGATCCAGCAACGCCTGGGTGGTGAAACTGTTGATACGGAACGGCGAATTTTTCGGGATCGACGCGTGAGCCTTCGGCGCGGTGCCGACCAGGCCGATGACGTTATCGCCCAGGCCGCCCATGGCCTCGGGGGATTCGCTCGCGTTGACGGTGATGCCGTTGTGCTCGAAGTTCAAAACCTCAGCCATGATTAGTCAGCCTTCTGGGTAGCGGCCTTTTGGGCCGGGGTGGCGTTGAGGACGCTGGTCAGCTCCAGGCGTCCGGCGGTGCGCAGGGCGGTTGCTTCGACGTCCAGCAGGTCCAGTTCCTCGCCAACGACAGACCAATGGCCGGCGTGGGTGGGGAAAGGGACTAGGACGGTGTAGGTTTGGCGGGTAGGCATTGGGGAAAATCTCCAGGCGAAAAAAAACCGCGAAAGCGGTTTGAGGGGACGTTAAACAGGGTATTTATTCGGTTTGAGCAGCGATCCACGAAGGCGCAACAGGCCGATGTTCGCTGTTCGGAAAGTCGGGCGACTGAGGCCAATCGCGCAACGCCTGCATATAAACCAGCAGTTCCTTGAACTGCTCCTCGGAGAGCGTTGGATCAACTTCGATTTCAAGCTGATCACGATGACGCTCACGCAGCCATTTCACTGACGACAACTCGTAGCCACGCCAGGCTCGTTCCCGAGCGCCCACGTCTTCAACGGTTGGAGAAGCGCCTTGATCCGGAATGGCAAATCCCCGCGCGCTGAGATCTGCATAGTCTTTTTCCGACATTTCAATCACATCGGGCGGCATGTTCTTGCCATGTAGCGACAACGAGTAAAGCCCGTGGGTGGACGGTGAATAAAACATGAAACCTCCTCAATATCCGATTGCGATCACCAGCGGAAAGTTAAGCCCTTGATTCCCAGTACCGAACCACTGAGGAAAGAGTTTGATGGTCTCTTTGCTCCAGCTACTCACCTGGTAGACCTGATCGGAAAAGACCGTGTCATTGCCCATGGTCGATACAGAAGGAATCAAACACGCATTGGGAAACGCGAGCGGAAAACTAACCGCTGGATAAGCCACCGATTCGAGACCGCTGACGGGCCCTTTGAACCACTGGATAATCAACCCGCCCAACCAAGTGGGAAACGCGATATACCCCGGCATCCCAAGCGAAATGGAAAACCCCGCGCGCAGTTTTTTCGGTGTCACAACAGCCGCGTCATCCACCCCGGCATTCAGTTGTGCCTGAGTTGCAACCTTGACAGTGCCTTGATTGGTTTCCGTGGCCTGAGCCGCCAAAGGCACCAGGGCCGCAACATCAATGCTTCCCTGGTTAACCGGCGCATTCCAGGCCTTGATGCACCACATTACCGCCAGGTTACGCGGACGGGTTTCACTGCCACCGGTGAAACCCACGTCCTTGAGGACATCAAACGTGGTACCGCCGAGAGCTTTAGCCCCACCGGGGGTGATCTCAGAATTGATACCGGTTTGATTGAGCGGTGTATGGGTGTGGCTCTTGAACGCATCGGCCTGGAAACTGGGAATCGCGCGCCCCGCATCCACTCCCCGCCCATGATCCCAGCCCCGGAAAAACTCCCCTCGCGACTCCGGCAACCGGGTGAACCCGACCGCATCACCCGCGACATTGAATTTCTTCGCCAGATACCCCGCCAGGTCTGGATAAACAGAATCCTTGAACAGGCTGTTATCCACCTCCAGATACCCCGATGGAACGATGCCCAGTGGAAACGGCACCATCGCCCCGACGGGCAACGCCGATGCCTTGGCGATCAACGCCTCAATCTCAAGCTTGGTGTACGTCCCCTTCGCCAACTGCTGCGCCAGATAATCCACCACCCACGCCCGAGTGGCCTTCACCACCGTGTCATCAATCAACAACGTCACATTGGCGGCATTGGTCGTCTCGAAAATCGAGCGAATGTAAAACTCTTTGCCCGCCCCCGACGTCGTCAACACCGGCTTGTATGACTCCGGGTATTTCACGATGGCGTACAAGATCCCGCTATCCGTCCACAACCCGGCTTCCCGCACATACCAGCCGCCGACATTCGACGGAATGGTGACCTCAGCCAACAGCCAGTTGGCATTTTTCTCATCTTGGAACAGCGCGCTCAACGGCCCACGCCAGACCTCGCGTTTCAGCGCATTTGCGCTGGCATCGGGGTTGTAGACCGCGCCGTTGCCGTCGCCAACAGAGATTTGCGCAAGTTTGATCGCGACGCCGGCAGCCTTGCAGGCGGTTTCGTAGGCGATCCCCGCGTTAGTGAGCAGCGTGTAATAGTCAGCCATTTAGTGCTCCTGTGGATAAAGGGTAGTGGTTTCGACGGTGTAGAGCCCGGCCGCCAAACAGGTGCGGCCCGTGGCCTCAACGCCGGCCAGCAAGTTCGGGTAGATCGTGGTGAGTTCGCCGCACAGCGTGGCGCCGCCGATGCTGTGGCGGCCCGGCGCGCTCAGGCCGACAGAGACCGCGAAGATGTCGCGCTCACTTTTGGCATCGGCCAGGCGTCGATCAAGTCGGAGGTCGGTGGCTTCGCTGTAGGGCAAATCGGTCCAGATCCGGACGACAAAGCTGTAGGGCACACCTCGCGGCGCCTGCTCGTACCAGGCACGTACTTCGGGGCGTAGTTGCAGGCCTTTGACGGCATTTTCCAGGGCTTGGCGAGTGCCAGCCTGGCGGGCGGTGGGCCAGGCGAGTTTGACGGTCAGGCGTTTCTCGGCGTCGGGGGCGGTGGTGCTCCATTCGTTCACCGCGCGGTCCGCTGCCAAGTAGGGCAAAAACGCCGCCGGTGTACGATCCGGGTCCATCAGTTGGGGAAACGGCGGGGCTACCCGCTCCAGCAGGTGACCAAAACCGAGGTCCAGAGCCTTTTCCAGCGGAGAACTGTTGGCGGGCAACAGGCTCGTCTTGGGTTCACTCATAGCGTGCGCACCTCCACCTCGACACCCGTGCAGTACGGGGCCTGGAATGCCGAACTGATGATCGGCGCCAGCGGTTCGAGGATCTGCAGTTGCGCGGCGCCGGCACTGTGGATGGCGTAGTCGATCCAGCTCGGGTCGACCCGACCTTCCAGGCGATGGCAGGAGTCGGCGTAGGTTTGCAGCAGCTGTTGCGCGGCAACCTGGGTCAACCCCGAATCGGGGCCCGCGTTGATTTTGGCAATCACGCGGATCTTGTAACGTTGAATCTGCGCACCTTGAACAGTGACCAGATCGGTCTCCGGCCGCACATCAGGCCTTGCGAAATGTCTGCGCACGCCGTCAAGCAAGTCGGCCGACGCACTGCCATCGCCATCCCTGGAAAGCACCGTAACCATCACCTCGCCAGGTGCGGTGCGGCGACCGTTGCCATCCTTGACTCGCGCCGCATAACCGTCCGGATCGAAGGTGTAGCTGACCGTCACCACGCCCGGCGTGGCGCTTTGCACTTTGACCACCGGCCGCTCGCCAAGGGTGAACACTTCGCGACGATATTGCATACGCGAACCCGCCGCCGGCGCGTGGGGTGCCAGGTAATAGCGCAGGCGCGCGTCGTCATCGCTTTCCAGAGTCGGCGGCACAGGCGGGAAAGCGGCTGTGTCGCCGGGGTCGAGCACTTGGCGCTCCAGGCCCATATCCGCCAGGCGCGCATCCAGATTGCTGCCGGTGGCCCACCACGCCAGCATCTGCTTGATACGCGCGTTGTACTTGCGCTCGTGGGTTTGCAGGCGCACGCAAAACGCTTCCAGGGCCAAGGTCAACAGCTCGCTTTCATTGTCGAGGCTGACTTTGAGCTTGGCCGCACTTTGCGGCGCACGGGCGGCCACGTAATCAACAACGAACGCCTTGAATTGCGCCAGCAACGGCTCGAAGGCGTCGACCGCGATAATCGCCGGTTCCGCCAGTTGGTTCTGGCCAGGGATCAGCATGCTCATGTGACGACCTCGAAAGATTGTTGGCGGTTTTTCC